CTTTGACGTCCCAAGGTGCTAAGAATTGTCCCTTTTTAATATTTACTATTTTATCTGTAGCACAAGCCTCTTGTATTAAATCAGTTTGTCTACATAAGAATGCAGGTATCTGTAGCACGTCTACAGTATCGTTGAACCAGTTGCATATATCTTTTATTTGTTGCGTTGTATGAACGTCTGTGAGTGTCTTACACCCCACTTCATCTTTAATCTTTCTAAAGTCTTGTAATGTTTGTCCTAAGCCAACTCCGCGTTTGCCTTGCATACTTGATCGATTAGCTTTATCGAAACTTGCTTTAAAGTAATACTCAATACCGTACTTGTCACATACCCGTTTACATTCTGTTGCAATCTCTAACGACTGTTCTAAACCTTCGTGTTGACATGGTCCTGCTATAATCCTCATATTTTATCCTTCTGTCATTCTTTTGTAAATTCTATTTGCTAGTTCTTCTTGAGATTCAATCGAGCTCCAGTCAATATCATAGATCAAAGGATGGTCTATATCTTGAGAGCTTGTAATATGCAAGTTAGGGAGATTATGTTTTTCTAAATATAATCTAGTGTAACTTATATAATGATTATTCATTATTTTATAATCATCTTTATTGTATAATATATCCTTAGTATCTGGATTTGCCCACACTACTATTACAGTATCTGTTGCTAGTAATGGAAAGGAAATAATCTCATGCATTATTAATCTATTTGATGTAGTTGTAGTGTTTGCATTTACGCATTCCATTCCTAGTTTATTAGAAACTATCTGCGGCCAAGTTGATTGACTACTACATCCAAATGCAACTAGTCTATCCATTGTCGTCCTTAACTATGTAATATGTTGTAACTAATTTATCCATTAACTTTTTAAGTGTTTCGTTTGTTTGTGCTACTTCACACAAGTTTTTCCACTCACCGTAGTCTAATATTTCGCCTTGTGCTCTAGCAACAGCACCCGGATCTCCGCCTATAATCCAACGTGGTATATCGGGCTTGTTTTGATAACGAGCGTAGACAACACCGTCGCTACGCTCGTAGATTAAAGTTTCATTGGGTATAAGTTTACCCAATGCATCTATGCCTTTTTCTTAGTAGTCTTTTTAGCCGGTGCTTTCTTTTTAGCCTTTGGCTTTTCAACTACTTCGTCTGTAAGCACTAGAGTGTTACCTCCTAAACTACCATTTAGATAACGTAGTAATACGCCATATGCTGGTAGGAAGATAACTAGACCTACTGCAATCTTAATCACAACTTGTGATCCTGCAATCTCCATCCAGTTAGCAGCCATATACTCATCTGCTGAATTATTAAACGCAACAGCAAAGAATGTGTATGTATCAATGATGTTTGCTACAACTGTTGATAGTGCTGGCGCTAACCACCATGTTGACATCTTCTCTCTAATGTATTGAAACACATATACGTCAAGCATTGTACCTACTGCATATGCAGTTGCTGATGCAAAACCAATACGCATTGCTACGCTTTGTGGTGCACCTTCTGCAAGTACCACAGCAATTGATCCAATAATAGCAAGTGGATATGCCGCCGCAATAGTTGCTCTTGCAATGTTCTTGCCTAGCATTCTAACTGTTAAGTCAGTTGCTAATACTACAAGCGGGAATGTAAATGCCGCCCATGTTAGTTTAATGCCTGCAATTTCTACCGGGATAGAAACCAAAGCATTAGAAATAGTAATAACGACAACATGCAACAGCGCAAGTTTAATCATCATACTTTTATCAATGTTTTTAAACATAGTTTATTTTCCTTCTGTTCTAGTGCCACTTGTACGACGAACAATGTCGTCATGATTAAATTCAGCCCAGTATAGTTCAAAAGCGACACCATCTTCTAAACCTTCAAACTGGTGAATTTTTCCGGGTTTTACTTGTGTAAAATCCCCTGCTTCAAGAATAGTTTCGTCAACTAGTCCTTGATCATCTTGCCAAACTCGAACAATCATCTTGCCCGATTCAACAAAGAATCCGTTCCATTTATATTGATGTTCATGTTCTGAACATTTAAATCCTGCTTTGTATTCTATACGGTGAAATTCTAATACACCATTAGCGTGGATCAATTCTGTCTGACCCCATATCTTTCCTGCTTTCATTGTCATCACCTTTCCTTATAATAAGTCTGCATAATCTATAGTTTCACTTTGTCTGCTAATGTCTTTTACAAAAAATGCACACAAAGGATTGTCACCATCGGTAATTGGTACACTTAATAGTTGTCCATTTTTCATTTTAGGAAAGTACCATTTAACATCATTGTAAAAGTTTTTAACTTGTAAAGTTCCAAAATCATATTTGTAACTTGTTAAAGGGTTGAATAGAAATACTTCAAATCCCCTATCGTTAATACTAGTAAGAGGTAATACTTCTAAGTCATTTCCTGCTTCACTATCTCCTACAGCTATATGCCAATCAATTGGCATCATAACTTCTTTTCCATTTAATTCAAGTACAATTGCCGGACTACTAAACGATTCTAAAAAGATTAATGGTATAAAAAAGAAGTCAGGGCTCTTTGGGTCTGAATTATCTAATACGCTAAATCGTACATCTTCGTCAAGTTCATCAGGCAGATTGTTTAACATAAAACATTTGTTTTCTAATGTAAGTATTCTCATTAATTCCAATCCACTTTTTCTATTGTAAACGGGTACTCTGCTTCTTTGTAAAATTTCTTACGCTGAGTCAGATGTCGCTTCGCAAACTTACATGTTGATGTAAGATCCCATATTTGTACGAAGTCTTTGTCTTTTGCCTTTCTTACACCTCTACCTATAGATTGGATAACTCTAACAAAACTTTTGCCAGGTTCAATAAGTACAAGATTAAAAATCCTAGGTATATTAAGGCCCACTGCCGCAACTCCGTATGTTGCGATAATAACCTCATTAGTACCTTCTTTAATTGTATCATATGTCTCCTTGCGGTCTTTTACTTTTACACTTCCGCTAATAAAAGTGCTGTTGGGTATTAGTTCTGCTAACATTTCTCCAGCGGAGATTCTGTCTACTAGTATTAATGTATTGCCTGATTGTGAAACTGAATTTAATAATTTGCCTATATATTCTACTCTTGCTTTATTAGTAACAAGATACTTTAGTTCTTCTTGATAGCCTGAATGTGATACAGTATCTATTAGCTGTACTACATTAACATGACATTGAGATAATACTCCTTTGTCTTGTAATTCTTTTGCACTAATGCTTCCGATAACTGGACCGAGACTAGCATGAATGCTTTCAAACTCAAACTTCTCTTTAGGTACAGTACCAGTTAGTCCCCAACGTATTGGAGCGTGGTGTACTTCGTCAACAATAATAGTGCTCACACCTTCAAGGAATTCAGCAAGCGATAATATTGCGCTACCGTCCTTGTGCTTCTTGTCAAGAATATTCAAACTTTGCCAAGTGCATATAGTGTGAGTCTTACCTAATTGTTTCCTGTCTCCAAAGTATACCCCTACGTCGAGCCCACAGTTAATATAGTCTTCTTCTGTTTGTTCCACTAACGATTTGTTAGGAACAATCACAAGTGACCTACCGTATGGCTCAGCTATGTGTGACAGCGTTGCTGTCGTAATTGTTTTACCTGCACCAGTAGCAATCTGTTGCAAGCTCTGTGGATTGTCTAAAAAATTATTAATTGCTTCTACTTGATAGTCACGTAGAATAATATCTTCGCCTTCTGCTGGATGACCTTTAGGCCATTGTATGCCTTGATCTTTCCAATAGTTTTCTGTTACTGGAGTAAAGTCTAATTGTATAGGATGTCGTCGATCATCAATGTCTACTATTTGTACATTATTTTTTGCAAGCACTGCACTAACTGTATCAAGATGATTAACATAACCTGTGCCACCAATACCAAAGAAAGCAACTTTACCGTCCCACCGTCCTAGTTTATACTGTGGCATATATCTTGCGTAAGGCACTTCAAACTTGAGAGCGTTGGCTAGTTTTCGACGCACATCAACCTCTAGTCCTTCTAGTTTGATGTTTACTTCGTCTTCGATTATTAGTTTACAACTTGCCATTTATATCTTTTCTATTCCACCGTGTCTGAATCTTATAAACTGGCTAGATTCTACATCGTAATGTATAACTAAATCCAGTTCGTCAACATAAGGATCAATATTATTTGACCTTATACTGCCCATAAATAATACACATTGAGGCTTCCATTGCGATTGCAATAGAACTTTACTCATTTTAGTTACACTAGTATACACTACCTTTGAAGATAAAGCAAGAGAATTATTTAATTTATTTTCTTTAATATACTGATTAAATGCAATATTATCAGGTGAGTTATTATCTTTTCTATATAATGTACAAAAATCATTACCATCAAAAATATTTCTAAAACTATGATATACTTTAGTTAGATTATCAAAATCATCTTGTTCATTTAATACTACAAGTATAGGATACCGACTAAGCTCAAGTAATGATTCAGCAACTCTATCAAATGGATATTCTGTAGGATCTATTAATATTTTTGCATTGTTACGTCTAACTATTTTTTGACTTAAAGATGTATACCTGTTAATACTATTATCTAGGTCTGCCTGGTCAAAATGCTTTATACCAAATAGTGTATTGCGATCTTTATATTTTGCAAGGTTAGCAATACTAGGTTCGCTTCCAATAGTTGATACCATATAGTTAATTGCCTTTTCGTTTAAATTTTTTAAACTTAAACTGTATATTCCTGGTACGTGATCTTTTTTGTTGTTATTCATCATTTCTAGTATTTCATATTTTTCTTGTAGTTCAGGACTAATTGTAAAGTTTTTATCTTTTAGTAAATTTATAATAGAGTGTAAATTTTTTTCAGTAAGTTTAAAATATTTAATTTTTAATTTTTTGTCATATAACCCTTTGTCTTCGATAGAGTTTAATTTATCTAAGACTGTTATAAGTTTCTTGTTAAATGAAAATCTAACGCCAATATAATCATTATCATCTAGTGTAATTATTTTAATCCATCTGCTTCTATCAATACTACGCAATGGCATACGCAATTCATTAAACTGAGATTGAATATCATCAAACCCATTCATTACAAATTGTTCGTTATATTCTAATAGTTTTTGTTTAACTAATTCATATTGTCTATCGGTATACGGAATCATTCGTAAAGTTTGTCTACCTAAACTTGTAAGAAGATTAAAATCTGATTTTTCAATAACAAATTTATAATCGTTAGAGTTGGTATGGAACCCTACTAGTATTTCGATATAGTCTTCTACGGTTAATTTTTTACTAAACATACAAGTATTATAACAGATTAAAGTTTAGATGTCAAGCGTTTAAGTGGTAATCCTTGAGATATTTCTTCTACAGTGTATTCAGTATGTGCATAGTCATTAAGCCATTGTGTTCGGTCTAACATAACTGGTGTTTCAATATCATACATAAAGTCAATATCATTGCCAGCATCATAAGCAAGACTATGGGTACTAACAAAAGCAGGAACACCATTTATAATACTATGAATACCAGGATTACTTGAATAGCTAATAGTAGCCCATATGTTATCAAACCCCATATCGAAGTCGTCATAAGTGTTAGTAATATGCCTTGGTTCTTGTCGGTGTACGTTAATTAACCCTCGCTCAATATGTTCTAGTCTACAGCGTGGATGCGCCCGAAATAATATAGGTCGATCAGTATGTTTGCGTATTTCGTCGTATGTATTTAAGAACCAATTACTCATACGTGGCATGCCTTGCCACTGCAAACTTTTATCGTGTTGTCCACATATTAAAATAAAATCACCACTTGCTCGCCAAGGTTTTAATTTAAGTCCTAGTTCATTAACACGAGTATTGTCGTTGCCACTAGGACCAAAGTAAGCATCTCTATTAATCCCATTTAAACCTACCTTCCATGTTGTGCCTCTTTTAATACCACCTACTTCAAGTACAATAGTTGGCTTAGAATCAGCAAAGTTTCTCTCCCAGATAGCACGGTTGCCGGCCATCCTTCCATTAAACAGTACACTCCAAATAACGTCAACATCAGAGTCATTACTGTTATCAACACAATTGAAACCAAGAGTATGAGCACCTTGTCTAAACGCATTAAAGACAGGGGCAGAGTTAAGTGCGCCATATTGTGTCCACAAACTAAATTTCATTGTTAAATATATCCATATAACATATTTACAAGGATTTTAGAATGTCAGATATAACTGTGGTTACAACATTTCACAAGCCAGGACTTGATTTATATGGGCAACGATTTTTAAATAGTTTTGCAGAAAATGTAGAATCTAAAATTAAATTGCTTGTATATGCAGAAGCATGTACGCCAGTTAATCCTAATCCTGATCAAATTAAAATATTTGATTCATTTGAAGCATTGCCTAAACTAAATGCTTTTAAAGCAAAGTGGGAATCAGTTCCACATGCTAACGGTGATATATCTAATCATCCAGCAAGACAAGGACGTAAAGATTGGAACAAAGAATTTAAGTGGGACGCTGTTCGATTTGCTAACAAAGTATATGCAGTGTTTGATGCATGTGAGCGTAGTAAAGATTGGTGCGTATGGATGGATGCTGATACATTTGTACATAGTCCTTGGAAACACAAAGACTTTAACAATCTGCTTCCTAAAGACAAATGGATAACATATGTAGGTAGAGGCAAAGGATCACAAACATGGCCCGAGTGCGGATTTTACGGTATGAATATAAATCACCCAATGTGCATACAATTCTTAAAAGAGTTTGAAAGATTTTACGAAGAACCAGACAAAGGAATTTTTGAATTAGTTGAATGGCATGACAGTTTTGTATTTGGTCATATATTAAATCAGTTGCGTCCTATAGACAATAACGTTTTAGATTATAGTGCTGAAATGTATTTGAAAGAAGCAAAGTCAGGCGGAGGTGGACATCCGTTAATTAACACAGTATTAGGTAAATGGATTGATCATATGAAAGGCAACAGAAAAGTTGCTGGCAAGAGTCAACGGTCTGATATAATGGTTAATCGTACAGAAAATTATTGGAAATAATTATTTTTTACAAAGAAATAGTTTTCGTTTACCTTTTTCGTAACCTTGTAACAACAGTTCTACACTTGAGTAGTGATCTTTAAGCCAGGCTATTTGATCAGGTTGCATACTACCCTTACCGTGGGTTTCAAATACTACCACAGGAGCATTTAAATATAAAAGTATATCTCTCCAAGGTTGTACCCATTTAGCTATTGCTAATGCAAATAGTATATCTGGTTTAGGTAAATTATGTTCTTTCCATTTTGATAAATCAGCAACACTAAAAGAAACATTATTAATATTATGTTTCTCTGCAATATCGTTTGCATATCTAATTGCTTCTGGATTTATATCGTTACCCCATCCTTGTTTAATTTTATCAGCTACAGCAAATAATGTTCCGCCACAGTTGCATCCTAAATCAAGCACAGTCTTCCCGTCAAAGTTTATTGGAATTGCATTGATGCGTTCAAGCGGATCTCTTGAATAATCCTTCAGACCTTCGGAGATTAATTCTCCTTTGTAATAAATTTTAGTATAATCGTTTGTAAATTTGCTATAATGTTTTGCCATACAATTATTTAGCAATAAATAGTTATATGCGTACATATAAAAAACAACTACCTGGATTTGCCGCATTTACCCGCGAAGTAGATTGCTATCGTAGATTAGCGTTTAGTAATCACGTTCCTCGATTAATTAACAAAGATATTAAAAAATGGACTATCGAAATTGAACATGTTGGAAATAGTGTACAGCAACTACAATGGGATGATAAAAAAATATTCATACCTGATATGCACAAACAACTAAACCAAATAGCACAAGACCTACACAGGAGCGGAGTTATGCATTTGGATGCAAATGTTGGAAATCTTATAGTAAGAGATGATGGGCAATTATTTTTAATCGACTTTGAAAAAGCATGTATTGACGGAGTTGCCGACAGTCATAAACTACACAAGCGATTACATAAGTTACGTCTTAAAGGCGGCCTTACAGCACTAATAGTTAATTGGGAAAATATGTTACTTACAGTACAGGCTTAGTTGTACTTTGCCCAACTTACATTTTTGTTTGTAAAGTTCTTAGTGTCATACATTTTTACAAGTTCTAAAAGCAATTCTTTATTTCTTTTAAATTTAAATTTATCAATATATCGTGTTGCGGCTTGTCCTGCTTTCTTATGTATGTCTGCAACATCACTAGGATGGTCGTTTACACCTCTAACTGCTCCGTGTTCATTAAAATCAATTACAGGTCCTTCTTCGTAGCAATTATGTTTTTCCATACTCTTAGTATTGTATTGTACTAGCTGTGTAATATAGTCAGGTGTTTTACCTCCTATGTATAGTGTTCTAGGAGGCTTACCGTCATAAAAACTTAGTATGCTACGTCCTTTACCTTGCATATCTACAATAGTTGCACCAATTTCTTTTACAAACTTCATGTAGTTTCTAAAATAATCGTTTGGTTCAAGATACATTTTTCGACTTACATCTAATCTGTGTCCTTGATTTCCAGTCATTGCTTCGTATATCTTTTGCCAATTATAGCAATCTCTATATGAAAATGCAATAGGTGTATTAGGTAGTTCTAATGTAGCTAGAGCTAGTACAGGTAAGTTAATATTTGCTTGGTCGTTCCAAAAGCGTATATGCCGTTCGTCATTAAAAGGACATTGTAGTCTTGTACACCTCATCCATAATGCTAATTGTTTGTCGTGCTTATAAACCATACGCTCTGTTTCGTTGAGCTCGAACCCAGTATAGTGTATTCCATTCACTCCGTTAGCCTTTGCAGATAACACATCACTTTTCATATTATCCCCGTAGTGATTTTCTATATTATATTTTGATTTTACTTCGTCCCATATCCAACCTTTTTTCTTTCCGTTGGGGGTAACAATAATATCAACATCAGCACACATTCCTACATTGCGTAACATTTTCATAATAAAGTCTGCTGGCAAATACATATCACTTAATATCAGATCACCGTCTTTAACTTGTATAATGTTTTCATTAATAGCAAAGTTATGTTCTAGTTCGACATCTAATTCTATTTGAGGATCAATACCTGGTAACCGAGCATAGATATCTTCGTAGGTTTTATTACTAGATTTTTCAGCAGTAACTCGCTTGGATCTAAAATCTGGATCTCCTATCCTGCGTCCAACTTCGTCGAAAACAGTTTTTGGATGAAAATGCAATCTTGCAATTAAAGTGTCAAAACAATCCCAGCTATTCATCTGTTTACCAATACGTCTTTTATTTTAGGTCTTTCACCTTTGTCAATAACAACTACACTATCATAAAAGTGTATTCCTTTAATGTCTGCAAATATTTCGACGAAGTTTGGATCAAGTTTGTTTAATGGGTTTTCACCGGTTTTGAAAATCCACTTTGTATGATAATCATGAATTACATCAATAATTGATTTTGTAAAACTAATAAATGAAGTAGGAGAATATAACCCTCCACCGTGACTGTTGTAGTAACTAGTATGTACATCTTCACACCAGTAGATACCATCTTGTTTGATTAATCTATATACCATTTGTAGCGTTTGTATTTGATGGCTGCAAATATGGCTTCCGTCATCTATTACAATATCAAAAGACTCTACTGGCATATCGTACCATAGCTCACGATTAGTTTGGTCATCGATGATTATTTCAATGTCCTCTTCTTCGTATTTTTTACAATGAGGATTTTTATCTACTCCTACAACTGTAGTTCCTGGACCAAAATAGTTTTTCCATAATTCTAAACTGCCGCCACCGAACACTCCAATTTCAAGTATTCGTGGGCTTTTACCTACAAACCTTTCAAAGTGTGTTTCATATAACGGAAAGTAATGTTCAAACTTATGGCATCGTTTGGTTAATTTATTAAATTGTTCTCTAAGATTATTCATTTTATAAACTCAATATCCCATTCATTTACACGATGTACAGTATAGCCAAACTGTTTAAGATAGTTATCAAAAACATTTTTCATACCTTTTCTATTACCGTGTTCAATTGTCATAAAGCGTATGTCAATTAAGTTAAAGTCAATTGACTGTAGTGCTTCTATTTCAGCTCCTTCGGTATCTAAACTCATATAATCAATTATAATAGGTAATCCTAATGTATCATTAATTATAGTAGTTGCTGTATCTGACTGTACCTTAAATGTTTCAATACCTTTATCAAAAAACTTTTTAAATGATTTTTGATTTCTTTCAATACCTGCAATTCGACCTAGCTGATCTGCTGGATCATTCTTTTTGAAATGTAGTGGCACTTCTATATCTACAGTTCCTACACTAGTCCAAACTGCTTTGTGTACAATAGTACTGTTAGGTCTATTATCGGTTAGTGGTTGTATTAATTTTGGATTTGCTTCTATACACAATCCAGTCCAACCGTAATCTAATTCTAGTGTTGCTGTGTTACTACCAAACAATCCGTCATTAGCACCTATATCTAAAAATACTCCACCGCGTCTGTGTTTAGCAATTTCTTCAATATAATACTTGTCCTGTCCTATTTGACTGTAGTATGTCATTTGAAATAAACTCCTTTAAGGTGTGTCCAACATTCTCCTGTTTGAACATCTTTTTTATTCCACATACTGTATGCAATTTTATTTTTCCAATCTTGTAGATCAATATCATAATTAATATTTTCGATATCTTTTAAATGATGATGTGCTACTGGATGTACCATACTGCCTCCATCTAATGCAAATACAGGAATTCCTTTTACAACTGCTTCAACTCCACTTAAACTATTGTAGGTTACTACGCAATAACAGTTTGCCAGATCAGCGTCTAAACCTTCGCCACCTTGTGATCCGCCTCTTGTTAAATTTGTACTAATCTCAACATTTGGTACATCAAGTTTATCTAATATCCTTGTTGTAATTTTAACACCTCTATCAAGGTTACGTGGATGAGGTCGGATTATAATTTTTCTATCAGTGTACTGTCTTATGATAATAATTTGATCTACTATCCAATTGTATATGCTTTCATATCCTTGCTCGTAAATTTTAACTAGACTACTGTCGCCTTCTTTTTGACCCATTATAAGAATATGGTCTCCTGGACTATGCCAGTCAGTAAATTTAATATTAGTTGCTTTTTGAAATTTATTCCAACGCTCAGGACCTACATTATCATTATTCCAATTTGCATCATTCCAACGATAACTATTCCAACCAAACCGCAACCAACCTTTGTGTTCTCTAAATGGTTCGCTTTCACTTACTATATAAGGCTTATTACTGTTGCGGATATGTAACATATACTTGCCATGCCATTCTTCTCTGCC